GGTCTCTGCCTGAGACCCTGGTCTCCATGATTACCACTCGCGGTGACCAGCTAAATAGCTTTTGTAAAGAGATGGATGACTATGCCATCAATGTCCTGCGCGGTGTAACCACTGCGGAGGATTTTTTTGTGGACATTTACTGCCTCGATCCTGACGACGATATCTGGGACGAGGATAACTGGAGCAAGGCCAATCCCTTCCTCTGCCTGGACGAGGAGCGGATGGAAACGCTGCGCCAGGATGCCCAGACCGCCCGCGATATGGGAGGAATGGAGCTGCGAGACTTCCTATGTAAGTCGCTGAATATGTGGGTCAAGAATACGGACGATCAATTCATCGACCCAGACGCATGGAAAGCCTGCGGCAGTGAGCGCAGCCTGGCAGACATCATCGAGGCTGGCTACCGGGACTGCTGGGTGGGTCTCGACCTCTCCAGCGGCGGTGACTTGACCACCCTGGCCCTGGAGTTCCCGCTACAAGGTGGCCGCTACTATCTCCACAGCCATAGCTTTATGCCCCGTGGGCGGCTGGAGGAGCACATGGAGACAGACCTGGCACCGTATGACCTATGGGAGCGCTCTGGCCTTGTCACCGTGACGGGCGGCGCTACCGACTTTATGAATGACTACGGCTTTATCGTTTCCTATCTCACGGAGTTACGACTCAGGTACGGCCTCAATTTCCTGGGGATCGGCCTCGACCCGCACAATGCGGCGGGTGTGATGAAAGACCTGGAGGGCTTCGGCTGTCCCGTCGTCACCATCACACAGAGCGCCCGAAGCCTGAACGATGCCACCGTGGCCGTGCAGCTGCTGACGAAGAGCGGGCAGCTGGAGTACGACGAAGCTAATGAGCTACTTACCTGGTCGATGATAAACGCGGCTATCACCCGTAATAGCTTCGAAGAGATCAAGGTGGATAAGAAGCCAGGTGCCCGCTTTAAGAGAATTGACCCCTGCGATGCCGTCATCGACGCCCATGCCCTGATGCTGCTCAATACAGACGGCCAGGTGGACGTAGAGAACGGCGTGGAAGAATATCTCCGCATGATGGGCTGGAGCTAAGGAGGAGAGAAAATCGTGAGTTTGAAATACAGAATGAAAGCGGCGCTGGCGGCGTTTCGCAGTAAAAGCGACACGTCCGAGGAGATGAGCCTCAACCAGCTGCTGGAGTTCCTGGGCGTGCATAACGTGTCCGGCGAGGCGCTGTCTAACGCCACCTATTTTGCCTGCCTCAAGGTACTGTCTGAGAGTATCGGCAAGCTGCCGCTCAAGCTCCAGCAGTATAACACGGACAAGGGCATCCGGGTGGCCCGTGAGCATCCCTTCTATCGGATGCTGAACGAGCGGCCCAACCGCTACATGACTGCCAGCGTCTTCTGGTCTGCTATGGAGCTATGCCGGAACCATACGGGCAACGCCTACGCCTGGATCGATACACGCGACCCGCAGCATCCGCAGCTGTGGCCAATGGAGCCAGGCAGCGTCCAGGTATGGTACGACGATGCCGCGCTCCTTCGTGATGTGCCGGATGTCTACTATCGCTACAGCACTTCCAAGGGCGTGGTCATCCTGGGATCTGAAGAGGTGCTGCACTTTAAGAGCCATTGCACACTGGACGGCCTGGTGGGTGTGAGCGTGCGTGAGCAGCTGGCCAGCACCATCCAGGGCAGCGTCAAGGCCCAGAAGCTCATCAACAAAATGTACGACAGCGGCATGACCGCCAAGGCGGTGCTGCAATATACCGGCAGCCTCAAGGATACCAACGTGGACGCCTTGACCAAGGGCATCGAGGCCTACGCCAAGGGTGAAATGAAAAACAAGGGCATCGAGAATATCATCCCGCTGCCCCTGGGTATGCAGCTGACACCCCTCAACGTGAAGCTGGCGGATAGCCAATTCGTCGAGCTGTCCCAGTTTACGGCCCTACAGATTGCATCGGCCTTCGGTGTCAAGCCCTACCAGGTAGGTGACTACACCAAGAGCAGCTACGCAAGTGCTGAGGCGCAGCAGCTGTCCTTCCTGGTGGATACCCTGCTCTATATCGTCAAGCAGTACGAAGAGGAAATCGGCTACAAGCTCCTCAGCGATAGCGAGGAGGCGGACGGGTATCACGCAAAATTCAATACCGCTGTCATCCTCCGCGCAGACCAGCAGACGCAGATCAATACCCTCAGCGCTGCGGTCTCTAATTTCCTTATGACACCCAACGAGGCCCGTGAGCGGCTTGACTTGCCCAGCAAGGATGGCGGCGACCGACTCCTGGGTAACGGCGCGAGTATCCCGGTGGAATACACCGGGTCTCAATACACCACCGGACAGGCCACAGCGCCTGCCGATGAGACTACGGCGAGAGAGGAGGAAAAGAAATGGATCATAGACGCAATCAGAGCGACCATGAAAGAGATGCTGGGCTGATGTACAAGGCAGCGGGGCTGGAGGCCCAGGAGGTCACAGAGGAGGAACTGCGTGCCATCAATAAGTACACGCTCTCTCCTCTCAAGGCTGAGGATGTCTTCACCTTCAAGGCGGTGCTGTGCGACAACGATCTGGACAGACAGTATGAGCATTTTACGCCCAAGGCTTTGCAGGAAATGCAGAAGCTCTTCCTGGGCCGTACCGTCATCAAAGACCACATCGCCAGCGCGGATAACCAGGTGGCTCGTATCTATGCCACCGAGGTGCAGGATACTGGCAAGCTGCTGAAATCGGGAGAGCCGTATATGCAGCTGCTGGCCCACTGCTATATGGTACGCACCGAAAGCAATGCTGACCTGGTGAAAGAAATCCAGGGCGGCATCAAGAAGGAAGGCTCCGTGGGATTCCGTCCGTCCAGCTGTGTATGCAGCATCTGCGGCACGGATAACGCGAAGAACTACTGCCGCCATTATGCAGGCCGTTCCTATGACAAGGAAGGCGGTAAGCAGGTCTGCACCTTCAAGCTGGACGGCGTGAAGGATGCCTATGAGTTCAGCCTGGTGGCCGTCCCTGCCCAGCGTAAGGCCGGGGCTTGCAAGGCCTATACCGGCGAGGTCGTCTTTGAAGAAGACGAAGCGCCTGACACCAGCCAGGTCGATAAGGCCAAGGAACTGGCCCTCCGCGCAAGACTGAGCGCGGCCAGGGCACACATTATGGACAACTAAGGAGGAAAAACACCATGAACAAACGCATGAGAGAATTGCAGGCACAGATTATGTCCAAGACCGCAGAGGCGAAGGGCTTTATGGAGGGCGAGAGCAAAGACCTGGACAAGGCCGAGTCTGTGCTCAATGAGATCGACGCGCTCCAGAAGGAGTATGACCTGGAGGCTCGTATGGCCAAGGCTGCCAAGTCTGAGGTGCCGACTGATCCTGTGGAGGATAAGGAGCAGGCCAGCGGCTTCAAGGCTATGTCCAAGATGCTCTCCCGCACGGCGCTGACGGAGAAGGAGAAGGCACTCATCTCCGGCGCGGATGCTACCCACGGAGAAAACTACCTGGTGCCTGACGACGTGAAGGCGGAGATCAACGAGCTGCGTAAGACCTATATCTCTGCTAAGAGCCTGGTCACTGTGGAGACGACCGATGCCCTGGCTGGCTCTGTCAACTATGAGAGCGGTATGCCTGCTGGCCTCGTTTCCTTCGCGGACGGCGAGGCGATTACCGAGGAGACGGCACCTGCCTTCGTGAAAAAGTCGTTCGCTATCCAGTGGCACGGTAAGCTCATCCCTATCTCCCGTATCCTGCTGGGTGCTGAGAAGGCTGGCTTGATGTCTTATATCAACCGCTTCTTCCTGCGTAACGCCATTATTTCCGAGAACGGCAGCATTTTCTATGTACTGAAAAATGGCTATAACAGCGGTACGCCTAAGGCGCTGTCTGGCTGGAAGGCACTCAAGAAGTCTATGAACGTAGACCTCGATCCTTCCTGCTGGCACGATGGCGTTATCGTGACTAACCAGTCTGGCTTCGCTGCCCTGGATGAAGAAGAGGATGCAGATGGCCGTCCTGTGCTCCAGCCTAACCCTGCCAACCCTACGCAGAAGTTGTTCCAGGGTAAGACCATCCACGTCTTCCCTGACTCCCAGCTGCCGAACATCGATGCCACCCATTTCCCTGTCTTCTATGGCAGCCTCAAGGCTGGCGCTACTTTCGTGGAGCACCAGGCGCTGGAGTTCGCAGCCTCTGAGCACTACGGATTCAATACGAACCAGCACTATCTGCGCGTGATTGAGGGCTACGATGTCATGAGCACCGATACAGGTGCCTACATTTATGGTAGCTTCGCTGCTACGCCTGCGGCATCTGCCTGATTGAAAAGCAGGGCGGCCTAATAAGCCGCCCTGCTACTTTTAGCAAGGAGGCGTGAACTATGCCGACAATTAACGAAGCGCTACAGTATCTGGGCATCGACTATGCAGACGAGCTGGTCACAGCCAACGTCTCCCGCGCTTTGGCTACGGCCCGGCAGGTACTCTATGGCGCGGTGGGTGAGGATGTGGAGACGTATCTCCCCGCTGATCCCCGCGTTACCGAGCTGGTGCTCATCTATACCGACGACCTCTATAGCGACCGTGGTGTCAGCGCCAAGGTCAGCGGCTCTACCCGTCGCCTGGTAGCAGATATGGAGTTGCAGCTCCGCCTGGAGCTTCGCCAGGCTCGTGAGGGGGCTGAGGTATGACATACGACAAGCCGATTATCGTCCAGGTACAGGATGCCGCCACGGAGGAATGGGCGAATAGTTTGTACCTCCATGCCCAGGTCAATAAGACCGGCGGAGGCCAGTCTCTCAGCGCTGGCGCTGACCAGTATATGGTGCGCTTGACATTTTCCCTGCGTTATGTACAGGCCCTGGAGTCTATCGCCTACGGTGTCCAGCCGTTCCGTATTCTCTATCGTGGCCACCACTTCAAAGTAGTGGACTATGACGACTATATGGAGCAGCACCGTGAGGTCAAGCTGGTGGGTGAGCTTTATGAGTAAGAACATCCGTATAGAAGACCTGGACGAGGCTATCCAGGAGACCCTGACCATCTATGCCGAGGATGTCAATGCGGCCATTAACGAGGCAGGCGAGACATCCATCAAGGAACTGGCTAAGGAGACGAAGGCCACGGCACCGGTGGGACATCGCGGCAGCTTCCGCAAGAATATCGCCAGTAAAGTGCTGGAGAAAAAGAAGCGGGGAAATACCTACGTTTGGTATGTCAAGGGCGCAGATGCGAGACTTACCCATCTGCTGGTACACGGACACGCTACGAAGGACGGCGGTAGGACGAAGGCCAATCCCTTCCTCCAAAACGCCCTGGATCATGTGCTGCCCAACTATATGAAACGGATAGAGGAGGCGCTGAAACATGGTAAATGATATTTTGACCGCCTCCGGCATCCAGTTCAGACGGGCGCGGTTTACGAAACCGCCTGGGGAGACCTATGCCGTCTTCACCGACGATGTGACCACAGACGGCCCCGATGGTATGAACCGTATCTATACCCACGATATCACCGTGGAGGTCTACGAGCCTTCGCCGGACGACGAAGCGGAGGCGGCATTAGAGGCGGCTATTGATGCTGCGGGTCTCTACTGGACGAAACAAGACCGCTTCTGGCTGCAAAATGAGCAGCGGTATCAAGTGGTCTATGAATTTACCTATATTGAAAAAAGGAGACTATAACCTATGGCAAAACGTGATAAAGACGTTATCACCCTGGGGTCTGGCAAAATCTATGTGCAGGCCTTCGCCGAGACGCTGCCCACAGTGGACACCCTCTGCGTGGAGGAGAACCTGCTGGGTCATATCAAGGGCGGCGCTGCGCTGGAATATACCCAGGAAACCTATGAGGAGAAAGATGACCTGGGCCTCGTGTCCAAGATCATCACCACCACCGAGGAGGCGCTGCTGCGCTGTGGCCTCATTACCTGGAACGGTAACACACTCCAGAAGCTGGTAGACCGCTGCCAGGTGACGGAGGCAGCTGGTAAGCGCACTACGAAAATCGGTGGCGCAGGTAACGCACAAGGCGGCTATTATGCCATCTGTTTCTTCCATGAGGATAAGACCGACGGCAACGTCTGGGTGATGATTAAGGGCCTCAATACCGCAGGCTTTACCATCACCTTCTCCTCTGAGGAAGGCACACTGGTGGAGCCGGAGTTCAAGGCCCTGCCCCACGATGACGCGGGTACTCTCATCCAGCTTATTGAGGAAATCCCGACAACCTAACCTAAGAGAGAGGGGAACTTCCCCTCT